CCAGGGTGAGGTTAAGAAGCGGTATAGCCGCATTGGCAGCATCATTGACACCAAGAACGGCCCGATGCTCAAGATCGATAGCATCCCGCTCAAAGAGGGTGGCTGGGATGGCTGGGCTTACATCAATAGCCCCAAGAAGGAAGAGGAAGAGCGCAAGCCAGTTCGTCAGGCTCCTGACATTGATGACGCAGACCTGCCGTTCTGAACATGAACAGCGCCCGACTCGATAAAAGTGATCGGCTGAACAGGGTGTTGAAGTTGCTGGAAGTGGGCGGTGAATTCAGCACTCTGGACATCATCAGACATGCGAATGTCTGCGCTGTCAACTCAATCATCTCAGAGTTGAGACAAAACGGCATCAACATTGCCTGCCAACGAAAAGGCCCCTACTGGTACTACACACTGGAGAAATCATGAACCATCACACGATGCAAGTCAAAGTCAAAAACGGAGAGCAAAACGTCTTCGTATCCTTGCTGCAAAACAAGATCCTGCTGTCCATCTATGCCCTCAACGGCAGCATGAACATCTCTCTTGACCAAGGACAAGTAGAAGAGTTGATCGAAGCCCTGGAGCAAACCCAAGCCAAAGTGCAACAGGTTCATGAATCCATTTGACAAAGACTACAAGGCGCAACTGTCGTTCAGAGATCTAGAGACTGATAGGAAACGCTCTTATCAGGCCTCTAGAGTTCTCAACGACAAGCGTAAGACAGGCGTAGAGCCTTACCCCTCACTGGCCTCCAGAGTCGGGGCTTTTGAGGGCATCAATCCTCGCAAGGTAACGGTAGAAATGCCAAAGATGAAGAAGAGTCGCAGATGAACATCGAAACGATGAAACAGGTACTGCAAGCATGGGATGCGTACAACAACGCATCGGATAGTCAAGAAGATGCGAAAGCACATTCATCAATGGTCGTTGCTTTTGCCAAATTACGCACCGCCATCGAGCAGGCTGAGAAGCAGGATTCTGATGGGATTGGCTGGCTGCGAAAAGACGGGGGCTATTTCAACCCACCAACAGTACAGCGCCAGTGGGTCGGGCTGACGGACGCTGAGATCGAAGAGTGGGACTATGACGTTCGTGATGTCGTCATGGACACTGAAAAGCTGCTCAGGGACAAGAACACATGATCCACAAAGAAATCGTAGAGCTTTGGCGCAAGCACCAGGAGGTGCATGAATTCGCCCAGTCAGTCGAAGCTATTGTTCGGGCCGATGAGCGCGAGGCAGTGTGCCGCATCGTTACGGGCCTGTGCATCAGCGACAACAATGCCGAGGAAATAAACCGCGCTATCCGAGCAAGGGGAGAGGCATGAAAGAAGACATCATAAAGATGGCTCAAGAGGCTGGAGCGTATCGTCTGGTAGACGCTAATCAGGGGTCAATGGTCTGCATCTCTAACGCCACTCTTCAGCGTTTCGCCTCAGTCGTTGCCAACCGCTGTGCCGACATCGCATACGAAGCCGAGCCATACCACTCTGCCGACCTCATCAGAAAGGCTTTTGGAGTAGAAAAATGTTAAGCATCTTAGACCCGAAATTCAGGTATATTCCTGCCGCTGCAACAGACGTACAGCAAACATGGAGAAAATTCGGATGGAGTCCACCCAGTGAAATGCCCCGTTTGCGGAACATGGACGACAGTAGAAAGAACGAGCCAGAGAAACGGGTTGATCTACCGACACAGAAAATGCGGCAACGAGCATGATTTCCACACAGAAGAACGCCCAATCCCAAAAGCAAAGCACGGAGGTGCACGATTTCGCAAGCTGGAAGACCGACCAGTTGATCCGGTTCGCTCACGAATCCCTACAGAAGATCAATGACCTGGAAGATCAAGTCTCCCACATGAGGCAGGATCTGCGCTCTGCTCTACAGGCCTATCGCGCCATAGTGCAAGAGCAAGAGACTCAGAAGGCTCAGAAGGACTCTACATCTATCACCTGACCCCTGAACTCGATCTTGTCGTGTGCGTAGCGATGCACAAGTTCTGGCCACAAAAGCCTACCCTTGTGGATTGTTAGCACAGCAAAACCCGACCTCCAATTCGCTGGATTGTCTTCCATGTAATCCGTGAATTGGGGGCCGTCAATCTCGGCCAGAGTGCCCGTATCCACACCGAATCTCACGCCGTTGTAGTCAGAAAACGGGGTGACCTTGAGGCTATGCAGATGGCCTGTAACTACACTAATTCCAGCGTTGACAGTGTTGTTGTGGGTGGCATGAACGCCGTTCTTAAAGCGGTGCTTGACAACCACCTCATCCGTTGGCCAGCACGACCAGCATGGTATCCAGGCAGGGAAGTGATCTGATAGCTTGAACCCGCCGATGTGCATGAACTCTGGCACTGTGTTGGCCAGCCGGTTCTCAAACCTTGCATCGTGGTTGCCCAATGACCACACCAACTTTGCACCATTGGCGCTTTCCTCAATCTCTTCCAAAGCCGCTTCACAAGCCTTCAGTTCTTGCACTACACTAGGCTTACTGTCCCACCCTATCCTAGGGTGACGGGATATATTTGCCCCGTCAAAAGCGTCACCATTGTTAATGATAGCTTTTGGCTTCAAGTTCTTGATGGCCCATAGCAGACCTTTATAGGCTGTAGACCTGATCCCAGGCCAGAAGTGGGCATCCGAGAAGACAAGCACGATGCCGTTCTCAATGCCAAGGGCATACCTTGCAGACGAGGATTTGGATGGGCTAAGGTGGTCAAACGATCTGGTGTGTCGCCTGTCCAAAGTCTCCAGGAGTTGCCCTGTCCGAGCCTCGATACGCTTTCTACGGGCCATGACATTGCGTTCAGCAATGCCCAGTACCTTTGCTAGTTGTGATGCAGACTTATATTTATCCCAGAGATCGATGAAATCTCGCTCACTGACTACTGGCTGCGCCATATAAAACCCTCTCAAGCACGTTGATTACTCGATGTTCTGCCGCATCAAGCTGCTCAGGTGTTGCTGCCCTGTCTTGTGCTGTCGAAATCAAGTCGAATAGGAAGACATGTAAACACTCGTGTAGCGCAGTCATCGACAATGACTCGCTGTTGATCTGTGTGGCCCCAAAGTCGCCTAACTGGTACGACCCTAGCCTAGCCTGACTGTCGCACTGCACTGCCGCCATTGCGGCCTTCACAGGCTTGCTGCTGCGCTCTAAGCGCCAATCCATTAGATTCAGTGTTTGTTGCCAGTGTTTGACATACTCGTCAAACTGTTGTGCCTGCTCGTCGCTCGGCTTATTGACCGACTTAGGCATGAACAACTGGGTCAGTTCTGCAAGCCAACAGGGCTGCTATCCGACAGAAATAGCGCTCGCTCGTCCTTGCGACGTTTGACAAGGCCGGGGAGTTCACGCCCACCGCCCTTTGTCCATTGCATGAATGCATCGGCAGCGCCTTCCCAATCGCCCCGGTTGGCCTTCATTCGGATGGTGGAGCGCTGCAGATTACCTAGCCCGAAGTTAAAGGAAATGCTGACCAGAGCGTCAAAAGCGCCTTGACGGCCAACAACGCCGGGAACAAGTCGAAGAACACCACGTTCAAAACTTGCGACATCAGCCGCGAAGAGATCATCGGTTTCTTTCTTCGACCAGACACGGTTGTCCTCCTGCTTGAGCGGCATCTCCTTGCGGATCATTGGCACGGGCTTGTCTTCAGTGCGTGCCATCGGAAGCCTGATCTGCTCCTGATACAGCACATGGCCGTAGCCAATCGTCCAGATGTGAGCTGGGCACAGGTAGGGGCGGTTGCGGTAACCCTCATACCTGTGCATCAAGTCAGCGCCGACCTTGCTCAGTTTCATGGCTTTGCTTTGCATTTGTCAAAGTGATAGCGCCGCATGTTGCCGCCACCACCCTCAACTGCACAGTGTGGGCATTTAAGAACTTGGCGCTTGCCCTTGCAAGCCTCGCTCAGTTTTGAGCGGTAATTGGGGTCATCGAGCCTCTTTGCGGCTCCTTTTACATAAGCGCTTCTTTCCCTGCGTATACCTGTTGCGCCGTTAGCGTTCGGCGCTTTGTTGTATAGCTCTCCGTTCCACATCTCCAAAAACGCGGTCTCTAGTGTCTTTGCTTCCTCCGCTGTATCGGTGGCCTTAAGTATGCGGAACTCAAATCCACTCAGCCCCAATCGCCGCGCATCTTCAGCATATCCTTGATAGTGCAAAAACAAACCTTTGTTGATGTAGCACTTGTGGTGCCGCATCCTCAGCTCTACATTCTTAGAGCTGCCAATGTACGCCTTGCCGGTATGCTTGTTGACGATAGCGTACAAACCAATAGTCATTTTTTACTCCAAGTCCTTGACCCGAACCAAAATCCTAGTATACCACTCAACATAGCCATTTCATCCGGGCTGAAGATGATGTCAGAGTACTTCAGCACGTCGTCCATGCTTTTGATCATTCCAGGGTTCGTGTACAGGTAGTAGCACAGGAACAGGTTGATCAGCACCAATTCAATCACAAAGATGTAGGTCACTGTCGGACGCACAGTGCCGACGTAACTGGCAACCCACTTGTGCGCCCTGTCCAGAATCTTCTCGTCGTGCTTGAGCGCGGCTTCCGTCATCTGCGCCTCGGTCTGCATCATGACTTGATCCGTGCGAATCTCCTCGATGCGCTGCTGCGCGGCGTAACCTTGTGCAGCCAGTGCCAGCTCGCGCTCGTTCTGCATCCTGGCCAGTGCAAGCTCATGTTTCTGATCGGCCTTGTTCTGAAAGTATTCAAGCAGCTTGGGCAGGCCGCTGATGAGTAGGCCACCAAGGGTAGAGATAAGGGACAACATTGATTACTCCTCGTAAACGTAGAAAGGCTCGGTTTCTGTCGTCATGATCTGACTTGGGCTTGCGGCCACAGTGCCACCAATGTATCCAGTACGAGCCACATTCAATCCCATGACCTTGGCAAAGTTCAGCAAATCACGGGCTTGAACCTCTTTCTTCCAGTCGATCTCTTTGCCGTCCTTAGTTACCAGCTTCATAGAGGCATTGCGAATAGCATCAATGCCACTTGGATCAAGGAACAATCGCCTCTGGGCATCTTTGGTGGCCTGATCAATGTTCGCCTGCCCAATCAAGCCCATAATCCTATAGCCCTTTTGCAAGACGCTATAGATGCCGTTGACCAGCACATTGCTGACTTCCTGGGGCTTTGCACCACCCAAGAACCTCTGCATCATGTTCTGTTCTTCAAGAGCAGCTTTATTGACCGGGAGCTTATCTACATCGATCTTCCTAGAAAGACGAGCAACATCGGCCATAGCAGTGATGCCATCAAGCTCTTTTGGCGTGTAGATGCTGTTAAAGGCCGTCCTATTCTTTCGGAGGTAAGCAAATGGGTCACCAGAATCAAGCATCTGCGTGACCAACTGATTACGCAAAGCCATCTTGACGTTGGATTGCTCTTGAACTGGCAGCTTGTTGATGTCAGCCATTAGCCTAGCGGTGTAGCCCCTGCCTTCGCCACCAGTCATCCTGGAAGCAATACGCTCCACACCACCAGAGTCATAGTCTCTTAGGAAGCTAGTTCCAATGCGAATACGCTCTGCAGAAACAGCGTCATCCAGAGCGATCTTCTCGGCAGCAAGTGCCTGCGCTCTCTGAGTGCTGTCCTGAAGCCTACCTTTGAGGCCAGGAGTCATGTCCAAGATGTCCCTATAGCCGCCGTTGTTGCTGTCGCGGGTAAGCAGTTTGTCCAACTTGTTGTAGTCAATCAGCCCATTGGTAAGTGACTGATGATAGAGCCTCGACATGACGGACTTTTCAGCCAATGGCATACCCTCGTCACCAGCAACACGCAGAAACTGCGAAAGCGCTGTTGGAGAAGAGGCGATCTGAGGCGCAATCTTTTCTGCGTAATCTTGCGAACTGATACGTTGCACAGCATCGGCATCTCGGAACGGGATTCCAACCTTCGTGTAGTAGTCAGTGTCGAGTTGTCGCATGGCATCACCAAAGGTGACATTCTCGCCACGGAAATTGACATTGATGTTACCGCTGGCGTTCTCAACCTTGTTCAGCGCCTCATCCACCCGCTGTTGCAGCAAAGACAACTTTTCACGGATCGCAGGATCACGAACATCACGAAGATCCTTGGCGACTCGGCGTTTCAACGAGTCCAAGCTCGTAATATCCAGGCCTATAGTCAAATCTGGGCCTGTTGTAGCAGGGAGCATCTCACCACTAGGAGCAGGCGCACGAGAAGCCCTAAGTGCCTTAAAGTTCTCAGACTGCTGGTTAACAAGTCGCAACAGATCGGACTGACGACCCCAAGGATCTCGCCTAAACAAGTCAAAGGCCGTGTTCAGAAGATCTTGTGTGTCTTGAGCAGGAAGGATTGCGCCTTGGTCAGAGGCCTGCTGTTTGACAGAGTTGTACTCAGGAGACAACGCATCCCTAGCTGCTCTTTCACGAGCCACCACAAGGTTCTGAATGGACTGACCAAGTTGGGCAGGTGCAGTCGTGCCCATTAGGTTCAAGTTGGCTGTCATGTTACTCAACTGATCGTTGATAGCATTGACACGCTTGTTAAAGTCTACTTTGACATCTTCCAAAGCCTTAATTTGCGACGGGAACTGCATCGGCCCACTGGGGAACTCTGTTTGCGCCCTTGCTGCAACAGCCCTCTGTA